ACGTTAAGGTGATGTAGCACGTTTCGTCGTGCATCTGTTGTTCGTGGGTGCATCGGATGGCCCAGTCCCTGGCCCGATCCATGCGGCAGCCTATACACCGCCCACAAGGGACGGTGAGGAATTGGCCTGTTTGGGACTTTTTACGTGTAAACACGAGTCCCGAGTTGCTTTTATAGCCTTCAATCGGCTTGTAGCAAGGCATTCCATTTAGAGCCGGATGCCGCCCCGCATGGGGGCAGAGCGAGTATTTTTAGAGTTAGTCTTGGAGGCTGTCTTTGAGAACAGCTTGCGGCTTTTGCCTTTAGACATTTTTGAACGTTTCATAGGTTTATGCTCCGTTAGTTAGAGAGGTAGTGACCTGTTTTCCACTGACAATGTGTCAGTGGGCGTATTATGAGACAAGTATATAATACGCTAGTGAGGTTCTCTCACTGGTTTTTTGTTTGTTCAGAGGGTTCGGCGACGCTTTCAGCGTCCTTGACAGCCTTTGTAAAGGCTTTTTCCGAGACACCCTTGGGTCTGGTATTGGTCAGACCCAGTTCGTCCATTCTGGACTTATTAGCGGGGTTCTGAACGAAGTTTAGGAACGACGCGGGGTCGTTGTCGAATTCCTTCCGGATCGACGAGGGGAGCTCATTGAATGAGCTTTCCGCTTCTCGAACTAGCTCGATGGCCTCTCGGTAGTCGATAGCGGGATAGTCGCCATAGGTGGGCGAATGTTTGGCGAAGTGAGTGATTGCGCCAGTTTTCTGGTATTTAGCCAGGATATTGTTGATGTTGCATTCCTCACGGAAGTGCTGTTCTGTGCGGCCGATGGCCGGAAAGGTGATTTGTAACCTGGGAGTACGGTTACGAGTTGAATAAATCGGTTTGGACTTACACGTTGCTTTTTTCATTTTAGGCTCCGCCGACGTCAATGTCAGATGATTGTTGTGGAGGACGATAGCCGGGCTTGGTCTTGTCTTTGTTCCAGACAGTACCGACGCCAGTTAATTCGTCGATTTTTTGCTTTATTTCTGCTGCTGAGGCTCCGTATCCCTTGAGTTCGTCTGTGACTTTTTGAATAAGTGTTCCCATATCAATGATACGAGATTTGTAGTCTTCCAGGTAATCGAGGATTTTTGGGGCGTAATTTAAGGCTCGTCGCCAGAATTCGCCTTGGAGTTCTTCGTAAGGCAGTTTTGCGTCGATCATGTTCTTTTCGCTTATCGTTCTATTCGTTTGAGCGTTTAACAGATCGTTTTGAGACTGCAGATTTTTGAGTTGAAGGCGCATATTGGCAACGGCCATAGCCGAGTGTAATGCTGGAGTGACTACGTCTTTTTGCTGAGCCATGCTGCCGCCTGGCGTTGATGCTCCTTTGGTCGCAGAGAGGATAGGATTGAGCCCCGCAGCGCGGAGGTCGGCGACCTCACGTTGATGGGCGGTTGAGGACATACGCTCCTGAAAGTCGCGGTTGAGTTGAGCTTGACGGGCGGATGCCTGGTTAGCGGCGTTGCCTCCAGCCATGCCGAATAGGCCACCCAAAAGGGGGCCGATTACGGGGATGGATGAGGCCAAGCCACCGAGGATAGATGAGCCACCCCCCGAACCCCCTCCACTGGAGGGGGGGCTTTGTGGGACGTTGAAGTCAGAGATTGCCATGGAAACCCCCTAGAAATGGTCGATAAGGCCCGGTGTGCCGTACATGGGCATTGGACGGGCGCATTTCAGCTTGAAATAACTATCGAATATAAAGTGGGGTTCCGAAGGGACCGCGATTACGCGATCCAATGGCGGATTTTCCTCAATGAAGAGTTTATCCAAAACGGGAAGATTTTCAAAGTCCTGGGCAAGGTGCCAGAAGTCCAAGGACTGGGCAGCCGCTGAACGAAAGAGACCCGTCAAGCGAGAGGGTTTGTAGCGATACTCTGCGTATCGCTCCTGGTAGCCGAAGACGTCATTGTCTGGAGCTCCGCCCTGGACGTAAATTTCCTTATTGAGTACGGCCTGCTCCCCAATCATGGCGAGGGCCGGATAATAGTAGTCGTATCGAGTCTGGCGCGACCACATACGGTCGAGGCCTTGCTGATACGTGAGGTCTGCACGAACGGAGACGAGGCCGATTACAGTGCAGTGTTCGGTAGCGGAGTAGGTAAATCCGTGACCGTTTAAGTTTGCTGTGCCGATAGCGGCCAGATTGCCCTGGGGAGTTGGCGTGTAGCCATCGACATCGGCTGCCGAGCCGGATGTTTGGGCAATAGGTGAGATATTGACCATGGTCATTCCACCGCCGAGGTATTCGGGACGCTGCAAGCGTTGATCGGGGGATGATACGCCGAAGTGAGCTTTAATAATTTCGGTATATCGTGTACCGCCTCGTGCGTCACGTTCCAGTAGCTTTTGAATTTGGAAAGCCTGGCGTAATTGGTTAATGGTTGCCGCAGTAGCAGATGTGAGGTCTGCTTGCAGTGCGGGATCGTCCCACGCTGCATCAGCGGTCCCGCTACCGGGAGTCGTGAACTTTGCGTTGCCGCTTGTAACTTCGCCCTGGAGTGGGCCGCCGCCGATGCCGCCGACGGTGTAGGTTGCGATTCCTGCGCCGGCCGCGATGACAGGGGCAGAGTCTCCGAGAGGAAGGTCTACGCCTGGGCCTTTCTGGGGCCAGGGTAAGCAAGAGGTGAAATAGTCGTGTCGCTTTCCGCGCCGAAGAAGAGAGTAATTATTTTCATAATTATCCGGACCATCATGAACGGGGCTAACCCGTGAGTCGATCAAATTTTGGTCGCGGAACCATTCATCGTAGATAAGAGAGTAAGCCCGGAAGGGAAGAGCGGATACGGTAGTGGTATCGAAATCAAGACCGAGAGGAAGGCCGAAATAGTCGGCCAAGGAGCCTTCCGTGACGGTTCCGTTAACAAGCCAGGGATTGAGGTAATCGGTGGTATCACCCGGGTTGGTCTGTTCGCCATGGAATTTTTTCCAGTTGTCCCAGATTAATCGGTTAGGGACAGCGAAAAAGAAGGTTTCCATGAACATATTGTCCATGATGGGCGCCAAGGGAGTAGCAAGGCGAGCGAAGCCTTGCATTGAGAGGTTGAAGGTATCTCCAGGTAACATTTCATCGACGAAGACGGGTATCAGGAGGCCGGCGTCAAAGGCGGTTTTATACCCGTGACTACGGTCGAAGCTCGACCGGGGGATTTCCGCCTTGGGGACCTGGGAAAATTTGTGTGTTGTGGTTGATTTCATTGTTTCCACCGATAATTAGGGTTGTGCAGCTGCTAGTCAGTAGGATCAGCAGGGAGAGAGTCAGTTTGTTTGTTAAATTTAACAAACTCGACAGCGTTGCCGAGTGATTTAGGTGCATGAGAGTTGATGCCTCCGTTGAGTTCGTCGAAAGTTCCCAGGTGGAACAGTGTGAAGTCGGAGGGGTATTTTCCGAATTGGTGGTCTTTAGAATTGGCGCATTCTGCGAAGACCCTAACCGCCATAGCGGTAGTAGGAAGTTGAAAAGTTGGGAGGTAAGCGTCCGCTTTCGCGTCGTGTACTGAAAAGAGGTTGTGTACGGTCATTAGAGGTATTCCCTGCCAAGTTTGGCGACTTTAAGTGTGTGGGACTTCTCGCGGACTGCGAGTCGTTCCCGTGTTGAATCTTGAGCGCGAGAAAGAGCAAGTTTCTTTCTGCTTCGTTTAGCAGCTCGTAGCTGCGCTTCGTTCTCCTTTTCGAGTAATTTGTCATAGTAGCGGGGGATTTTCAATTTTTTCCCATCGTGGACAAGGTGGTCTTTATGGTAGGCATCTGATTTAGCATATGCCAGGAACCACGATTTGCCGAGTCCTGGACGGTTGGACATTCGGTTGTATTCGGGCTCGACCTGAATGATTCTGCCGTCCGGCAGGTCCCGCGAATAGCGGGGGGTGTCGAGGCCGGTTTGTTTTTTGAGGATGTAACGTGCAATGTAGCTTGCGGACTCAAAGGTGAGCGATTGAGTGACAGTAAAGCCATGGCCCCAAAGTAATGTGAGTTCCCGGGAGTTGAACATGGGTGATCCCGATTTGCTCTTCCCAATAAATTCCATATCAGGGAAAGCCACACCGTATAAAGCGGCGTGGTAATGTGGACGAAGTGTTCTTTCGCCATATTCTCCGCACATATAGAACCTAATTGGGTTCGGAGTGGCGGAGGTTTTTTTTTGTGTCTTTCGAGCATGGTGAATCCTTAGGCGTTTCATGAACGCCTGAAAGTGGGGATGGTATAGGGAGCCATAGTCCGGTAAATGATCATCATTGTACGTTAAGGTGATGTAGCACGTTTCGTCGTGCATCTGTTGTTCGTGGGTGCATCGGATGGCCCAGTCCCTGGCCCGATCCATGCGGCAGCCTATACACCGCCCACAAGGGACGGTGAGGAATTGGCC